GACCAGACAAAAGCGCCTCGCCGCCTCTGGTTGACAGGATATTGCCTAGAATGCTGTCTTCTTCTTTTAGTGATGGGAAGATACTTGACGCCATTTTGCCGTAGCCTAATAGCTTATCGTTATCAAACCTGTTTGCAATTGCGTCAACGGTATCATTGTTTCCACCTTTTAACGCATTTACCGCTGCGTTTGTGAATCCCGGCCTTGAATTGGTGTTAGGTTTATTTTTTACCATGTCAGCAATGTCAGCAATGTTAGCCAAGTCACCAGCCGCTTCACCACGACCGCCGCCGCCAAACAAATTATTTATTGCAGAGTTAGTATCATCGCCCATCAATCCGCCGCCAATGCCACCGATTAGTGCTTCACGCAGGCCAGCTTTTTTACCCTGTAGTTTTCTCAAAGCCAAGTTGCCTAACGCACCTTTGCCAGCCTTGCTGCCAAGTATGCTACCAAGAAAGCTGCCAATTCCGCCGCCGCCGCCGCCGCCAAAAATTCCGCTAATCAAGTTGCCTAAGAAAAACTCAGGTTGTCCCGTCATGGGGTTTATGCTGTTCTGCTGTGAACCAACCATGTATCGGTTAGGGTCTGCACCGTAATTATCAAAAGCCGCAGCAATGCCTTGCGCCATCGCCGGGTTGCTTTGCATAATTTCGCTAGGTACGATCATTTCACCGGGGGCAACGTGCGCTACTTGCGTATCGCCATAACGTCCCATGTCTGCCATACTTTGCATATTATTCATATTATCTACCTCGGAGTCGGCTTTGTAGCAGGCTTTGTCTGCATTTCTAGCACATTAACCCGAACAATTGTAGGGGTTAATGTTTTTTTTAAAAAAACTAAAATTGTTCGTGTTTTTTCATAGCATAAGCTCAAAATGCGGAGCATCAATAAATGGGCGTCTACCTTCAGATCGACGTGTATCTATGTATGAACACATTGCGTGTTCTGCTGTACCATCGTAGCAGCCAAGATCATCTATTGTCCACGCTGCGCCCCACCGAATTTTAACTCCCGCTGCCTCGGCACCTTCTTTCATTGCATCTGCAATTTCGTCGTACAGATTCAACTCCCAACGACCACCGTTGCAGTATGCCATAAGGTCTACTGCATGACCGCCAATGTGTTTACTTTTCATAGTTTGAGACGCGCCCTTGGCTACCAGAGCGCGTTGCTCTTCTATTGTTCTCAACCCGCAGATCACACTGAAGTCCTGCTTTGTGACGCCCACAGCGTATTTCACGACCGTTACCAGCCTTTCGTCCACACCGTCTAGGTTTGATAGACTTCGCTTGCTTAGTTTGTATCCCATAACTATTTCCCTGCATATTTAGATATTGCGCGATTTCCGAACCAGAATGCCAAGACTGCGCTGAAAAGTCCTTGAGTTTCTGAATCGAACATAAGTTCTACTGCCTGCATCCAATCACCACCTGATTGCGTTACTTTAACCATAATCACTACTTTTGTGGCAACGAATAAAGCAAAAAACAAATAAGTGATAACGGGCCGAACGGACCCACGTAAAGCGTTGATAAAACTTCCAGCATCAATTGAACTGTCATGTGCATACAATCCCTTTGTTTCCTCAATGTCAGCCTTCTTATCCAACTCAACAAGTTTCATTTCTGATCGACGTTGGGCAAGTTCTGTTTCAAGCTGCATCATCTCCATACGATGTGCTTGTTGTTGGTTAGCTTTAAAGTAGTTTAAAATCTCTGGCAGAAACGAGCTACCAAAACCTAATAGGCTTCCTAGTAATGCTATCATTTCTCTGATCCTAACCACACAGCAAACGCGCCCGTCATGGAACCCGAACATATTGAAATCATCGCGGATTGTTGTGTAGACAAATCATCTAATGACATGCCCCATTCAATCACGCGGATGTACATGATGGTCATAACGAACATCATCAGCCGGGGTAAAATTCTGTATTCTAGAAACGTTTTAAAATCCATCTGATAATCCTTTTAATATGTCTTTTAGGCTAACCTTAGCCTTAGAGTTCGGTTGATAAAGGCATTCAAACTGTTTTGGACATTCACGGAAACTAAGCGTTGGATAATGATACCCTAACGTTCCATTCTTACCGGAGTATAAACATAGAATTTCATCCCCATTTCTCACATACTTCCACAGATGGCACGTCACGTATTCTGGGTTTAACAAAGAACTTGCTAAAATTAAGGGAATTAATGTGTTCATGATACGAGTGTCACCAAATAAATAGCACCGCCTAGGAACCCTATTATTAACATAGAAAGCCCTAGAATAGCCATATTATTTTGTATTTGTCGTTTAGCCTCGTCCTGTGCAAATGCGGTCTTTTCCCGCTCTGCCCTGATCTCTCGGCGCATGTCCAGCATCTCGTCATACGTCCCCCAGCCAAACCGGAGGTCCAGTAGGTTTTTAATTTCGATTTCGCGCTCTTTTAAAGTCTTCTTATGGATGAGTATTTGAAGGGCTTCTTCTTCTATAGATTGTCCTTGTGTAGCCCTCTCAAGGAACGTAGGATTTTTTCGCTGTGACTCTGCACGATTGATATCAGCACACGCAGAATACCACGATCCTAATTGCTTAGAAACGCCCTCTAAATCCTGAGCATGTCCAATAATTTTACGGAAACTGGTATAGGCCGCACTAGCAACCGCAAACGCCGAAATAGGATCAATCATAGATAGGAGTTAGCCCCTCCGCATCATGCCCTGACGTTGTACATCAATACGCTCACGATTAACATCATTACGGTTCTGAGCTATCTCCTCAGTACTTTCAATCCGGGCAGAGTCAGTAGCAGCACGTTGCTGCATACGAGCCGACTCCATCATAATTTGGGCCTCATCCTCTTGAGACTTACGCTGGAGTTCTTTGTCCTTAATGCCAAGCTCTTGCATCCTGATCTGAACTAAAGGATCCGACATTGGGTCTTGCCCTTGTGGCGTGATCTCTTCCAAAGTTGCCTTCATGATATCCAACTCCTGCATAACAACAGCTTTTTCCAACTCTTCCGGAATCTGCATCTGTTGCTGAACTTGCTGGATTTGTGCCTGTGCCGCCGCTGGATCGATCTGACCGGCCTGAACGCCTTGCTGAACCTGTGCTACAAGATCCTCAATCTCTTGCATCACCATCTTACGAGCCTTCATAGCAATATGCTCCTGAAGGTGCGCGTAGAATGTCCCCATAACCTGTGGAGAAGTCATGACCAAAGGCGTCTTCATAAACATCACATGAATAGCAATGTGAATGTCATGCTCTTGCTCTTCAAAGGCAACCATTATCTCGCCCATCAAACCTCGAGCGTTCTCAATAGCAGCGTCCAACGGCTTAGGTTCTGGTGCCGGCGGAAGGATCTCATCAATGTTCTGAACTTCTAACGCCTGATACATGCGCCGGTAAGCAGCGTGTAAGTTATGCATCTGAGGATTGGATTGCGCCAACTGTAACTGTGTCTGGGCTAACGTAACCCGCTGCGCCATCGAGAAGATATTCGGATCAGAGACAGGAATAACATCAACGCGACCATCAAAGTCCTTCGCCATGATGTTCTTCTCGCCACCCGCTACGTTGTACGGATACTCCTGAGCAACATTCTCCGCAAAGATACGAGCCAGAATACGGAACTCAGTCTTCTGTGCATAGTGCAGCCGCTTGTGAATAGCAGACATCACCTTCATGCCGCGCTCAAGCATTGCCACAGTTGTGCCAACAGGCGTCTCTTGATTCATATTGCCTGTCTGTTCGTCAGCCAGTGAAACAAAGCGGCGTCCGCCCTCCACCAGAGCCCCTAGAAGCTGTGCTAGAGTGGCACTAGGCTCTTTATACGGCAAAGGTATGATAGCGTCCCTGATGTTACCTCCAGGGGCGTCTATGTCTCTCCACTCGCCGGGCTGTAAGGGCTCGTCATCATTGCGAAGACGTACTCCACGGGCCTTAAATCCAGCAGGGAGGTTAGCCAAAGTACCAGCGTCAATTAACTGACGTAGAATGCTGGTAGCAGCGCGGCCCAAACCGCCAATCATGTGGATCAAACCAAAGCCGTAGAACCCTAGGCCTGGCATAAACCGGTAGTGTACAAAGAACTGGCGCTTCTTGGCGAAGTCTGTGTCCTCATCAAAGTTCCTGCGGATCGACAGGATCTTACCAGACGCCTCGTCCATCGTAACAATGTAAGGCAGATGAATACCAGTAGGCTCCCCGTCT